ATCAAAAAGCTGGGCACGGGTATCACCCACCCCCCTACCAAAAAAAGAATCGCGCCAACCGGGTTAACGCGATTTAAAAAACCCCCCTACCCAAAAATACTATTATGGTGTAAAAAAATTATATCACTGTATGGAGAACGGTCATGGGTATGTTTGAAAAATACGCTGAAGCAAAAAACAGAGAGTTACAGATGCAGCAGGATATGTATGGCGGCGTGTCTGACTACTTTTTTAACAACGAAGGGAAAAGTCTCCCGGATGCTGCAGCCCGTACCGTAGGGAATGCTGTATCTGGTGTACCCGGTATGTTCGATGCTTTAGGAAACTTTATCGGTGAGACCTACGACACGGGAGGTACTAATATATCAGATGCCGCAATGTCCCTGTATAACAATCCTGAGTTAAGAAACCAACTATCCATAAATAGCATGGTTACAGATGCTACAGATGCGATGGGCAGAGCCTATGAGAATGAATACCCTGATACTAAAGAAGGTAGTGACGAGCAGTTTGATGACTACCTAGCTTCTTTGGGCGTACTTTCGGGCGGCGCTTATGGAACAGGGAGGGTCGCAAGTGATGTGATGGGATTGGTAAAGAAATCTAAAACCCCTGAAACTTCTAAAACTCCTGAAACTTCGGACACTCCTACAGACCCGAGTAGGCGGGAGTTTGGGCAAAAAGCCGCCGCTGCAGCTTTGACCGCCGCAGTATCCCCTAGTCTGCTGGGTAGCCTCGCCAAGAAAACAGCAGTAGGAACAGCAGCGGCAGGAGTAGCCACAGGCTTCGGTTCATCACTAGCACGTCTTCGCGGATTGAATGCAAAGTTTGAGAAGTCTTTTGATGATATTGCAGGTGATGATCCGGGTGACGGTAACTACGCTAATGATATGATCGACTCTCAACTAAACGAACTAAACGATGATCTTATGAAAGAAAAAACGGAAGTAATGAACGATCTGCTGGGTGCTGATTATAGCTCAGAATCCCTAAAAGACCTTAGTAATATGGAATTTCGAGAGCTAGAAGGTACGATTAGAGATCAATTCTATAGAGACTATAACGGGAATCAGCTAACTTTAGAGAGATCGCCGTCACGAGAAGCGGAGATAGCTAAAATTAACGAATCCTTACGAGCCGAGCGAGCGCGTAGGGGCTTAGAAACACCTGCGATACGAGACACTAACGCAGCACTAAAAGATTTTATGCAGCCATCGACGAAAGCGCCTGATGATATAGTAGGGCAAATAATGGCTATGCAAAGGGCTGCACAGGCTAAAAGAAAATAATACGTGTTGGAGGACACACTAATGGATACAGATAAAGTAGTAGATTTTCCTGTGCTGTCTGAGATGGATAAGCAGTTTGTCGAGCTAGAAAGACAACATAAGCTGATTCTAAAACAAGCTGAAGAGTTGAAGAGAAAACTCATAGAGGATTTGTACAAGTGACTATTACTGTAGAGCCAGAAGTGGGGATACCCGTGCCTGAGTCAGCGACAAAGATTAAGTTGGCTGACCGTATAGCCGCCGCTGCAGAAACATCCAAGCTGCTTGCATCGCATGGGCTGGATATACAGGTCACAGCAGAGGATAAAGACAACGCGGCTAAGATAGCTACGGCGTTTGCTGCGGACCCTATAGCGACTATGAAGAAGGCTACACCGAAACGGACGGCGGCGCTGACGCCTGCTACTTTGCTTTTAACTGATCGAATACTTAAAGACTTTGGGCATTCAGTCGTTAAGAGTAGTACGCAGATAAGACACCTAGTCACGAACAAACTAATCGAAGAGACCGAGAACCCCGACGCACGGATACGCATACGGGCATTAGAGCTACTAGGTAAGGTCTCAGACGTGGGGCTGTTTGCCGAGAAAACTGAAGTAACTGTCACGCACCAGACCACAGATGATATACGAGATCGATTACGAGATAAGCTGACTAAATTAGTAGATGTTACGCCAGAAGATGATGTAGAAGATGCCGAGATCATAGACGCCATTCCAGTAGATACCACGCCCATAGACATAGATGCTGAACTTGGACTAGACGATGAAGGATAACGCCTTCTCTGAGGACGAAGTTCAGCATATGTTGGACAACCTAGACAGCTTTTCAGATGAAGAGATAGCTGAGATTGATAAGTTAGTTGAGGAACTAGGCATACGTAAGCGCAACAAAACCGCTTATGATGACCTGATAGAGTTCTGTAAGCGGATGCAGCCTGATTATATCGTAGGGCGACATCACCGCATACTTGCTGACCTGCTTATGGCTATTGAGGCGGGGGATGAAGACCGTGTATGCGTGAACATCCCCCCGCGTCACGGCAAGTCACAGCTTGTATCCATATTCTTCCCCGCGTGGTTCTTAGGGCGTAACCCTAACAAAAAGGTTATGATGGTGTCCCACACCACAGACCTAGCCGTGGATTTTGGACGTAAGGTACGTAACCTCATATCCATAGAGGACTATAAAGAAATATTCCCCACAGTAAAATTAGCGGTTGATAGTAAGTCTGCGGGTCGTTGGAATACTAACTTTGGAGGTGAGTATTATGCGTGTGGTGTTGGTTCTGCTCTTGCTGGTAGGGGCGCTGACCTCTTGCTCATTGATGATCCCCATTCCGAGCAAGATGTTATCAACGGTAACTTCTCCGTGTTTGAAAAAGCCTATGAGTGGTACACCTTCGGAGCTAGGACACGACTCATGCCCGGAGGTTCCGTTGCCATAATCCAGACCCGTTGGCATATGGATGACCTGACAGGGCGGGTTACTAACGACATGGTTAAGAACGAGAACTCCGATCAGTTTCAGATCGTAGAGTTTCCCGCTATACTAGACTCAGAGGATGACGATGGTAAGCCGATACAAAAACCTCTGTGGCCTGAGTTCTTTGACTTAGAGGCACTACTACGCACGAAGGCTTCCATGCCAGCGTTCCAGTGGAACTCTCAGTACCAGCAAACACCTACGGCAGAAGAGGCGTCAATAGTCAAGCGTGAGTGGTGGCGGATATGGGCAGATGATGACCCACCTGATTGTGAGTATATTATAATGTCCCTAGACGCAGCAGCCGAGAAACATAATCGTGCTGACTATACATCGCTGACTACGTGGGGTGTGTTCTTCAACGAAGAAGAGGAGATGCACAACATTATCCTGCTAAATGCTATAAAAGCACGGTTAGAGTTTCCTGAACTTAAAGAGCTAGCCGTACAAGAGTACCATGATTGGGAGCCAGATGCGTTTATCGTGGAGAAGAAGTCTTCGGGGTCAGCACTGTATCAAGAGATGAGACGTATGGACCTGCCTGTGCAGGAGTATACACCGCATCGTGGGTCTGGTGATAAGATGGCGCGCCTAAACTCCGTAGCAGATATAATAAAATCAGAGTTATGTTGGGTTCCAGCCAAACGCTGGGCCGAAGAGCTAGTAGAAGAGATAGCTGGGTTTCCGTTTATGAGTAATGATGACCAAGTTGACTCTACAGTTATGGCGCTGTTGCGTTTCAGGCAGGGTGGGTTCATACGATTGCCTACGGATGTGTGGGACGATGAGCCTGAAATACCACAAAAAGCGGACTATTATTAACATGCTGGCTTTGTTACGTAAGTTTTGGTATCCTATTCGTAGGACGCTGGCCGCGTCCCGTGGGGGTGTTCGGGGTTTCCTCCCAACCTATAGGGCACCCTCACATCGACAAAAGAACATTTACTTGTTAGAATTACAAAAGAAACACCGTAGCGAGGCTCAGTATGGCGATTGAAAAGATGATGACCCCTAATGAGGTCGAGTTGTTAGGTGGAGGTTCAGACCTAGAAGTAGAAGTAATACCTGATGATGATGTAACTGAACTCGCTATGGATGACGGGTCTGTAGTTATAGAGTTTGGTAGTATGTCCTTAGATGCCGATGACGAAGCGGCTATGAACGACCACGACGCTAACCTAGCAGAATACATCGAAGACGGTATGCTGGAAGGTATGGCCTCTGATCTGGTTGAAGACTTCGATAATGACCGCGCTTCCCGTAAAGAGTGGGCCACATCGTATATTAATGGTCTAGACTTACTGGGCATGAAAGTCGAAGACCGCGCACAGCCTTGGCAGGGAGCTTCGGGAGTGTACCACCCTATGCTTACAGAGGCTGTAGTACGGTTCCAAGCTCAAGCCATGAGCGAATTAATGCCAGCATCCGGGCCAGTTAAGTCTAAAATCGTCGGTAAGATGACTCCTGAGAAGTTAAAACAATCTCAGCGTGTAGAAACAGAGCTTAACTACCTTATAACGGAAGAAATGCCCGACTATCGGAATGAGATGGAGCAGATGTTGTTCAAGCTCCCGTTAGCTGGTTCCGCATTTAAGAAGATTTACTACGACCCAATCCTAGAACGCCCCGTATCTGTGTTTGTACCCGCTGAAGACTTTGTAGCGTCCTACGGCGCGTCTAACTTGCGCACCTGCCCACGATATACACACGTTATGAAGAAGACCTACGAAGAGATTCGTGCGTTACAGGTGAACGGGTTCTACCTTGATGTAGATTTACCCGAGCCTACGCGTGATGTTACGGATATTGAAGAGAAATACAACGAAATGGACGGGACAAGCCCCGTATATAGTGATGATCCACGCCATACACTGCTAGAAATGCACGTAGATATCATCTTGCCCGAGCCATTTGACGATCCTGATGGACTGGCGCTCCCATTTGTAATTACGATGGACAAATCCTCACGTACCGTCCTAGCGATACGTAGAAATTGGTACGAAGAAGACGAAAAACGCCGTAAGCGGAGCCATTTTGTGCATTACCCCTACCTTCCGGGTATGGGCTTCTACGGCACAGGGCTAATTCACACCATAGGTGGGTTGGCAAAGTCTGCTACGTCTATCATGCGGCAGCTTATCGACGCTGGAACACTATCTAATCTACCTGCAGGTCTAAAATCTCGTGGTATGCGCATTAAGGGTGATAACACCCCACTTATGCCCGGAGAATTTAGGGATGTTGACGTTCCGGGTGGTGCTATTAAGGATTCCATCACGTTCCTACCCTATAAAGAGCCGTCACAGGTTCTGTATACGCTTCTTAACAACGTAGTTGAGGAAGGACGGCGCATTGGCTCTGTAGGAGACATGCAGGTAGGAGATATGAACGCACAGGCTCCTGTAGGCACCACACTGGCGCTTATGGAACGGTCTATGAAGGTTATGTCAGGCGTACAAGCTCGCCTACACGCCGCTATGAAGGAAGAGCTACGCATTCTAGCGCGTATCGTACATGATTACATGCCGTCTGAGTACGCCTATGAGATGGATGAACCTGCTGATAGAGCCGAGGACTTTGATGGGCGTGTAGACGTAGTTCCTGTGTCAGACCCTAATGCTGCTACTATGGCGCAACGGATCATGCAGTATCAAGCAGCGTTACAGTTATCGCAGCAGGCACCACAGTTATATGATCTAGGCAAACTACACCGACAGATGCTTGAAGTTTTAGGTATTCCAGACGCCTCAGACATCATTAAGCTACCCGAAGATATTAAGCCCGCCGATCCCGTGTCTGAGAATATGGCGATACTGAAGCAAGAGCCTGTAAAAGCGTTCTCATATCAGGATCATGAGGCGCATATAATGACTCACATGGCAGCGATGCAAGACCCCAAGATACAGCAGATAGTAGGGCAGTCGCCGTTTGCAGGGGCCATACAATCCGCCATGCAATCACATATTACAGAACACGTAGCACTGCAGTATCGTAAAGAGATAGAGGCCCAGCTTGGTACAGAGTTACCTGATCAAGATGAGCCACTACCTGAGTCCGTGGAACGTGAACTGTCTAAGGTAGTTGCACAGGCCGCAGGGCAGTTATTAAAGAAAGACCAAGCGGAAGTAGCAGCAGAAGAAAATGCCAAGCAGCAGGCTGATCCGCTAACGCAGATTCAACAAAAAGAACTCGCTATGAAAGAGCAAGAGTTGCAGCACAAAATAGAGATGGATAAGGCTAAGTTGCAGCTTGATATGGAGAGTAAACGGGCCAATGTGGGCATTCAAGAAGAGCGTATTCAATCGGAGAATACTAAGGCAGCAGCGAATATAAGTTTGAAAGTAGCAGAGCTACAAGAGAATGAAGATGTAACGGCTGTCAAGTTAGCTATGGAAGCGGCTAGAGATATAACAGATAGGGGTTAAAATGACTTTAACTAAAGGCAATAAAAAGACAGTTAATAAGGTTGTAAAGGGCTTGAAGAAAGCCTCTAAGCTACATGCTAAACAAGCTGGCACATTAAACAAAATGGTTCGCTCTTCTAAGAAGAAGGTTTAGATACGTGGAGCAGAGCATATTTTTAACGGTGTTAAATCGTGTGGAAGAACAACGTGAGGGTATACGCCACTATCTAGCTGGTGGTGGCGTGGATAGCCATCTTGAGTACATCAAGCTGGTAGGTAAATATGAAGCGTTGGGCAACATAGTTGAAGAAATTAGAGAAGTTGAACAACGGTATATTGATCCATAGAACTTTTAGTTGTATGGGAAAAATACGTGGATAACCCACGCATAGGCGCTGTGAGCCTTTAATCACTGCTAGGAGACTAAAATGTACGCGGCCAACAAGATAGAAGATAGCGAATTACAAGCTAAACTTCCCGAGCCTAAAGGCTTTAAAGTTTTAATTGCAGTACCGGAATTAGATGGTAAAACAGAAGGCGGTGTTATTATGCCTGATGCTTTAAAAGCTATGGAAGAGACGGCATCCATTATTGGGTTTGTTATTAAAACCGGACCCGAGGCTTACTCAGACAAAGAACGGTTCCCTAGTGGAGCATACTGTAAAGAAGGAGATTTTGTAATCTTCCGATCTTACTCAGGTACTAGGTTCAAGGTCATGGGTAAAGAGTTTCGCATTATCAACGATGATACTGTAGAAGCGGTAGTAGAAGACCCACGGGGGTATAGCAGAGCATGAGTGGCGCAGAGCAAGCCGTAGAAGATACGGACACCGTAGAAGTTAATATGGATTCATCTGACAACATTATTGTTGAGGTTGAAGATGATACTCCTGATGAGGATAAAGGCCGACCACGCCGAACTAAAGGCGAAGAAGCTGATATTTCTGATGATGATGACCTAACACAGCATAGCGAGTCCGTGCAAAAACGGATTAAAAAGCTGAAGTTTGAGTATCACGAAGAACGGCGGCGTAAGGAAGAAGCTGAACGGGAACGCGAAGCGGCTGTACAATACGCGCAAAGCGCCAAAAGTGAAGCAGACCGCCTACGTAAGAACTTGTCTGAGGGCGAAGGAGTCCTAATCACACAAGCTAAGGCGCGCAATGAGTCTGAACTCACGCAGGCAAAAGCAGCGTATAAGCAAGCATATGATGCTGGTGATTCCGATGCAGTAGTTGAAGCCCAGAGTAGTATGGTTAAACTTCAAACAGAAGCTGACCGTATAGAGAATTGGAAGCCTCGCGCAACACAAGCTCCACAACAAGCCGCGCCAGCCGCACGTCCCAGAGCGCCTGAACCTGATAGTAAGGCTCAAGCATGGGTGGCTAAGAATCCTTGGTTTACTGAAAACAAGACTATGGAACGGTATGCCATGCTTGTGCATCAAGAGCTACTAGAAGAGGGAGTTGATTCTTCTTCCGATAGCTACTATAGTCGAATTGATAACGCTATGCGACAGCGTTACCCCGATAGGTTTGATGATGTGGTTGTTGAGGACAAGCCACAGCGTAAAGCTAGCTCCGTGGTGGCTCCTAGTGGTAGAAATACCGCTACATCACGCAACACTGTTAAATTGACCTCCTCTGAGGCCGCTATCGCCAAGCGACTTGGAGTACCACTAAAAGACTATGCGGCGCAAAAATTGAAGGAACTGAACAATGGCTGATCGCAAATCCCGCTCTCTTAACACCCGCGAAGCAGGTGAACGTAGAAAACCGTGGAAGCGAGCATCCATGTTACCCACCCCCGAATCGCGTGACGGACTTTCGTTCCGTTGGATTCGCACATCTACCTTGGGTACAGGTGACATGACCAATGTTTCACAAAGGTTCCGAGAAGGGTATGTAGCTGTGAAAGCAGAAGACTATCCTGAGTTGCAAATCATGTCTGATATTGACTCGCGCTTTAAGGACAATATCGAAGTCGGTGGGTTATTGCTTTGTGCAATCCCTACAGAATTGCAAGAAGACCGAGAATACGGTCAGTTGGAGACTGCACAACATCAGTCCGACGCCGTAGATAGGAATTTCATGCGGGAATCCGACCCCCGTATGCCCGTTATGCCTTCCGAGCGGTCTACTCGTACCTCGTTTGGTAAGTAGCCTTCTGGCACTTACTGTAAATAAAATCGTAATAGAGGAGAGACTTAAATGGCTCTTACATCTACTCCATACGGTTTGCGCCCTATTAATGCGATTGGTGGGCGTCCCTTTTCGGGATCAACTCGCCAATTACCCATTACTTCTGGGTTCAACACCGCTATCGCCAACGGAGACCTTGTAGCAGTAGCTGCCAACGGCACTATTGTTAAGGTCACTGTGGTCGGTACAAACGCCAATGCGTTCCCTACTGGTACTGTTGGCATCTTCCTTGGTTGTTCGTACACTGATACTGTTCGTGGGTTTACTCAGAACAATCAGTGGCCTGCAGGTCAAGTTGCTGCCGATGCTCAGGCTTATATTTGTGATGACCCTAACGCGTTGTTCCAAATCCAAGCTGACGCTGCCGTAGCGCAAACCCTGATGCACAGCAACTTTGCTGTTAATCAGACCGCCCCGGATACAGCCAATGGTAATTCCAGAATCTCTCTGGATGTAGCTACTGCCGCTGCCACCGCTACGATTGCTTTCAAGCTCGTAGATTTTGTTAACGCACCCGGATCAACCGTTGGTGACGCATTTACCGATGTGATTGTTAAGTTCAATCCTTCGTCTCATGCGTACACCGCTGGTCTTGGCCTGTAAGGAGATAATCAATGGCTATTTCTCGCGCACAGGCGCTAAAAGAGCTTCTTCCGGGCCTTAACGCCCTGTTTGGTTTAGAGTACGGCAAGTACGAAAACGAACATGAAGCCATCTACGAAACCGAGTCTTCGGAGCGTAGTTTTGAAGAGGAAGTAAAACTTTCAGGTTTTGGCGCTGCACCCGTCAAAAACGAAGGTGCTGCTATCTCGTATGATAACGCGCAGGAATCATTCACTGCTCGTTACAACCATGAAACTGTGGCTATGGGTTTCTCTATCACTGAAGAAGCGATGGAAGATAACCTGTATGATTCACTGTCCACCCGCTATACTAAAGCACTAGCTCGCGCTATGGCTTATACCAAGCAGGTTAAGGCAGCGGATTTGCTGAACACAGGCTTCGCCACCTTTAACTCAGGTGATGGCGTCACACTGTTCAACGTCGCACACCCTACAGTATCTGGCGCTGTAAACGGCAACCGCCCTGCGGTAGCTGCTGATTTGAATGAAACTTCGCTTGAGCAAGCAGTAATTGATGTTGCGGCCTACGTTGATGAACGTGGTCTCCTTATCGCTGCGCGCCCACGCAAGCTCATCATTCCTACAGGTCTTATGTTTGTAGCAACACGCTTGCTGGAAACCGTAAATCGTGTGGGTACAGCCGATAATGATCTTAACGCAATTAACTCAAACGGTTCTATTCCGGGCGGTTATACGGTTAACCATTATCTTACTGATGCAGATGCGTGGTTTATGACCACTGATATTCCTAATGGCATGAAGCACTTTGAGCGGACAGCCATGAATACCAGCATGGACGGCGACTTCGACACAGGTAACGTGCGCTACAAAGCGCGTGAGCGTTATTCGTTCGGTGTCTCTGACCCACTGGGTATCTACGGTTCCCCCGGAGCCTAAACAATTACTTTGCTGGGCTAGGATTCGCACTGCAAAGGCAAAGTTTGTTGAGATAGGGGTGACTTCGGTTGCCCCTTTCTTTTTGTCTAAAGGTACTGTATTACTAATTCATCCCTGACAGTCGCAGTGTGCGGCTGACATTCGCCACGACAGGAGATCATCATGGCTAACACAACTTTTTCAGGCCCAATCCGGGCAGGTAATATTAGAAACACTACAGGTACAACTATAGGTACTAACGTTGCTAACGTAGGCTACGTTGTAATGTGTCAAGACACATTGGACGATCTTTCGCAGGGCGCACTTACAGCGAAACAAACAGATATTGTCATCCCCGCTAACTCTAAGATCGTTAACTGTATCATTGATCTTGTAGCAGCGGCTAACACTACTACCAACATCAGCGTTGGCGAAGTAGGTGGCAATAATAATACAATTATTAACGCTGTAGCATCGGGTACTACTGTTGGTATCAAGGCTTTAGGTGTTGGCGGTGGTGGAACCTTAGAGTGGGGTAATATTGGCACTTCAGACAAGCGTTTAACCGTAACGACTTCTGC